CCACTAAGTCTGACAGCTATGTTTTTCCAAGTGCCATCAAAAAATATTTCAACACCGTCGATCTTAATCATTTTTGCCTATTATCATCCAACGCTTGTAAAGAGGTAATTCTAAATCCCCCGCCCACAATACATTGATATCACATTGTTGTTTAAATTCTTCTAAGCTGTCGGCTATGCGAACATGCTCAGGAATATTATAATTATTACTTTGCAGTACTAGCAAGGCATTGTTGGGAACTCCAGACTTCCATAGGTCATATTGATCCTGTGTGATATGTTCGCAACTAGTATTAATAATAATATCTGCATCACTTCGTATGGTACACATATCTGCTGTGATAGCTCTAAATTTTCCTTGCATCTCTTCTTTCTTATTCATCATAGTAGCAATTGCTTCGCAAGATGAATCTATATCAAGGCTACGAATATTTGCTACAGCGATTCTACTTTGAAATAGCATACTAGCTAATACGCCAACCCATCCACCGTGAATGTCAATAGAAAAGGGCTGAGGCATTACACAATCAACTTGCGGATGTACTGCTATTGCTAGTGCATCAATGAGCCATTCTTTACTTTTAAGTTGGCCTGACCAAAATGCATCCATTGTGCGCATCGGATCTGGGCTTTGGCGGATAGCCTGCATCCAGTGGTGTATGTGTTCGGTGTCTATTTGCATTTGGGTATCTTTGAATCTGCACTACTAACACAACTAGGAGTAGTACAGCGTTTAGGTTCCTTGAATAATTCAAAACAGTCTAACGTGCCTAACGGTACATCGTGACAACTATAACTTCTCTTGACCTCATTACCTCTTATTATAACACTTTGATAACCACTATTGCAACTCCAACCTTGGAATTTATTGAATCCAAAAGCATTAAACCTTTCTGCTTGATCGAACAGATATTCTTGTCCTGTCTGATCATACAGTGCAATTTGATAAACTTCTTCACCTTGTGATGTTTGAGGAAACCCAGTTTGTAATAGTCTAATCATTTCCTCGGTATACCCATCTACCACTCGACTTGCAGTAGGGTCGCTTTGTGGTTTGAGTGTTACATTAATTCCTCGAGCATGCAGTCGAGCCATACGTTCATATAGATCAAAAAACTTTTCCGGAACCATGACTTGATTAACAGTTACGTGTACTAATTCATACTGTAACTGTAAACATTTGTCGCCGAACTCTTGTTCGCGAGCAAACTCATCGTGAAAGCTGGCTGTAATACTTCTACGTTGTAACAATGCTGTATTGGCACACCAAGTTTTCCACCATTTTGATCCTGGGCTCAAGTTAGTGGTCATGTGTATGCTTTGATATGTACTTTCTGTTTCGTCTAGGTGCTTGACCAACTCCGTTAATTGTTTGTAAGCGGTGGGTTCACCACCGCTGAAGCTCCAATGAAATTCGTTGAAACCATTTTGGCGAGCCTGCCGTTTGATGTCGTCTATGGCGTTAGTGTAAACTTCAAATGGTTGATAATCTATTCTATCAGACCTAGCATAAGGCCAGCAGTAACTACAGTTATAATTACAGAATCGACCCAATATCCAACTCACAGAAAACAATGGACTGTCTAGCATAGTGCGTTGACCAAACTTCACAATCTCGTGAAACGGAATCTTTTGAAAGTCTATGATCATAATATGCTAGTATTTAACACAGATATCTCTTGCATTTAAAAAAATAAGGTTATATACTATACTTGTGGTCGTGAGCAAATTGGCAAAGCTCCCGCTGGACCCATAGTCCAGAATGGGGACGGGGCGCTGACGTAGTTCGTAGCCTTTGTAGGTTCGAAACCTACCGACCACACCATTAGACGGAATAAGTATATTCACATAACTATAAGGAAACAGATATGTCAAACACAGTAGAACAACTCAAAGCAGCAATGGAAGCATTTTTAACCGAAGATGCAAAATTCGCCGCTGGCAACAACGCCGCGGGAACTCGGGCTCGAAAAGCTCTTCAAGAAGTAGGCAAGGCGGTTAAAGCTCGCAGAAACGAAATTACCGAAGAAAAAAATGCCCGCAAAGAAGCCAAAGTCTAACACTGTCTCCGATGCCGATACCGTAACCTTGGATTTCGGTTACGGTGCCGTTCCTCCTGACTACGGTAACATCAGTTACAGTGGAGGTGTCGATACTATTACCATAGATACTAGTAATATGTATAGTTCAAATACCATTACTTTACCGAGTAGTAGCAATACCTTTACCTACGGCGGTGCTACTGTTAGTGGTATTACTACCATCAACAACGTTAGCAACAACAGTCAATGGACTACTGGAACTAGCGGTTATCAGTTTAATACTACTCCAAACACTGTTCATATTAATAGCACTGGAATCGAGATGGCCGCTGGCACTGATATCAAGGTAGATGGAAAAAGTCTCAAAGAGTTCATGAACAAGATGGAAGAACGCTTGGCCATACTTGTGCCTGACCCTAAGAAACTAGAACAGTTTGCTGCACTTAAAAAAGCCTACGAACACTACAAGCTGATGGAGAAACTCTGTCAGGAACCACCCAAAGAAGAAGCTTAAATATATGGATGTTCGTCTATTATCATATTCACAGCCAACAGAGGAATTTAGAGATCTGGGCCTCTCGGATGCGCAGGAACTCATTGCGTATTGCGCCCGTGTCAGCAATCCCTCCAATCAATTCAACACAGACACATCAGACAAACTCATCAAGTACTTGGTCCGACACCAACACTGGAGCCCTCTGGAAATGGTGTCTGCCTGCTGCGAAATCACCACCACCCGAGACATTGCAAGACAAATCTTGCGACACAGAAGTTTCAGTTTCCAAGAGTTCAGTCAGCGATATGCTGACCCAACGAAAGATCTCAATTTTGTTACAAGAGAAGCAAGACTGCAAGACGATAAAAATAGGCAGAACAGCGTCCAAGTGGATGATCAACTGTTACAAAACGAATGGTACAGAGCTCAACAACGAGTCATTTATGCAGCCAAACGTGAGTACGAGTGGGCTATTGCTAATGGCATAGCGAAAGAACAAGCTCGTGCAGTGTTACCAGAAGGCTTGATTGAAAGTAGAATTTACATGAACGGCACACTACGTAGTTGGATACACTTCATTGAACTGCGTAGTGCTAACGGCACACAAAAAGAGCACCAACTAGTGGCTCGAGCCTGTGCTGAAGTTATTGCCACAGTGTTTCCCATGGCACAAAGTTTATTAAGCAAGGAGCCGCAATGAAAACAGATTTACTCAAAGCAGCATTACTGAAAAAGAAACAGAATCAAAAGCAAAACAACGACAAAAATACCACAGATGCCAATCACGGCATACACGGCAGTCAGGTCAATGTAAACAAACCAACCAAAAAGTCTGCAGGTCGTGGAAGATAATCTCAAAAAATTCTGTGAAAATTACGATGTTCGAGTAGTAAACGACACCGGCCGGACTGCTCGATATCATCCCCCTAGATTCTTTACAGATCCCGATCGTGCAGATATCGTTCGAGACGATATCGTGGAATACCAAACTGAAAAACTCTATACTCTGCAGATTCCAGAGAGTAGATTAAAGACTCTGGTAGAGATGGAAAAACGCTTCTTCAACAATAGTCCACACAGCCAGGGCTATACCGACATGTTCGAAATGCTGATGAGCAAAGAGCGTGAGGAATCACACTTTCGTATGACTCATGAGTCTGTGAAAAAAGCCTACGAACAGTACAGCATGATGCTATATTTGGCAGGGTATCATCGAAAAATCTGAGTCATTTTCCATTGTTATTGACAAGTTATCTAAAAGATCGTATAATTAAAGTGTTCGACCACTAAGTCTGAAAAGGAATAAAATGGCACATCATACTAACTATTGGAGTTGCACTCCATTTGCAGATTGGATTCGAGGCACCAAAAAACTCAGTGCGGGAACAGCTGAACAATGGGACGACTGGACCACTCAAGCACAGATCAAACACAACTTCCGCTATTGGTTAGCTGAGGAAGCACTAGGACATATCCAAGATTTTGTAACATGGCCTGTAAGAAAACTATATGATATCAAATATTACATTAACAACCGCTGGGTTAGTCGCACTCATAGCCTTACCGCTCATCCCCGGGATATTAAACCTGGCCAGTGGCAAGACGTGGGGAACCGCTTTTTGCCTTGCTTATTCAATGAGCTTGTTGATTTTGTTGAAATAGAATCTGCATGGAGCCACATCGCTTGGGGAGATAAGGAAGCTCGTGCAAAGTATGATCCTCCCTTTTGGGCTAGTGGTTGGTTCCGCTGGCGTGTATGGCGAAGTCCACAGGCTGGCCTAGATCATCTTGACTGGGCAATGACACTGACCAATACTGGCTGGTGCGAATCTGACGATCCAGAATACGGTAAACCTACTGGACAGGCACTTCGTGCAAAAGAAATCAAAGAGCTTTACACTTGGTGGACTACCGTGTATCCAAATCGTCCCGATCCTCATGACGCTAGTGGCTGGAGTGAATACTGTGAAAAGACTCGTCTACTCAACGATGGCAGACTGTTTGGCAGCAAGAAGACTCCCGAACTTGAAGAACTCAGCACACGTTGCCATGAGCTGCTACAGAAAATTGAAGCTGACTATGCAGCAGAAGACGAAGCCATGATGATTCGACTAATCAAAGCCCGAGACAGTATATGGACATAATAT